GATTTACTTGAGTTTTTCTCTTGGGTCAGCAGTAGCAGATGCACCAATCTGAGCAATGTCAGCAAGACTACCACCAAACTGATATGAGCCAGTATGATTGAGTCGCATCCAAGGTGCCATCCACACTTTGATATCAGCCTTACGTGCCCACTGACAGAACATATAATCTTCTGACAGATAACGCTTAGAGTCAGGACAGATTACACAATCAAAGTATGCCATGATTTCACGAGTGCCATCAAAGTTATCAGAACGAACATGATCTGGCTTGTAAGAAAACTCTGGATATGCCTTTGCATAATTCTCAAATGCTTTGCGCTGAATCATCATGAATCCAGTACCACCTTCAAGAACTTCAACTGGCTCATTTAATGGAATCTCTGGTCGACCATCTGCTGGGTTGAAAACATAGTCACCAACAAAGTTGGCAAGTTTCTGAGGATTCTCGTCAGCAAAACCTTTGTCAACTGCTCGTTTGATTTTTTCCCACGAGATAACCTTCTTAGGGTATGGACCACAAACAATATCTTTATCTGACTCTGGATCAGCTAATGCTGCAAGAGCAAGAACATCATGTGGATTGAAACCAATATCGGAATCAATAAACATCAAGTGTGTGTAGTCACTCCGCATAAACTCATCAGCACAATAGTTTCGGGCACGAGTAATCAGAGACTCATTGAATAGGAAAAAGAATTCTGTTTGAATTTCATATTCAGAACAAATTTTCTGCAACTCAATCATTGCTCGTGTATATTGACCACCACAATTTCCGCCATACATGGGCGTGGCAATAAAAATCTTTCGCTTTCTCAATTCACTAATGTCAATACTAACTTCACTCATTTATTTTCTCCATGTTGTAGGTCATGATTATACATTGCAATGATTGCATAGTGAATAATCTTCATAAGGTCTTTGCGATTATATCCATCTTTCTTACCATATCGTTGAGCATACTTCATCACATTACCCAAGCAGAATCCTTCACCATGACCACCGTCAATAATGAATTCAGTTGCTTGATATTTGTTTGTGGAATAATGCTCACCATATGTCTCATCAATATAATCTCGCACTTGCTGAAGGATTTCACCTTCATTATATTTATAATCAATCATTCGGTTCTTTCCAATTCGTAATCAATTTCATTCCATAATTATTCACGCCTTTTGGTATTTTTACATTTGATTTATATATCAACTCATTTTTCTTGAATGGTAAATAATCAACGTAATGATGCCAACGACCATATCGCCAAACAACACGAGCAACATCTGGATGCATCTTCGCTAACATTTCAGATTTGTTTACAGTGCCAAGAGCATTATATCCAATATCGCTCATTTCTTTGGCTTTGTCAAGTACTTTTTCGCCAATTTCTTTATGATAAAATTCTTCTGTGTTACCGCCCTTTACAGTTTGAGTTGCCGCTTTGCCTTGAAGAAAGGCATTGAATTGAATTGTACAGTCACCATCTTTGAGGACACGAAGAGACAAATCAGTATCTTCATTATATCGACCACGCCAACGATGTTTACAATTGTTATCAATCAACAAACAAGAATAGATTCGAGTGTTCGTTACAAATGGTGGATAGTGTTGATCTGGTGCAATAAAGAACCGATACTGAAAGCCAGATACTGGCACATTTTCAAAACGATCTATAAAATCTTCTGCTGCTTTGAATATAGCACCACTACCAACACGAATTCGTTTGTTGTTATGGAGACGATAGAAGTCAGCAATGTTATCATCCATTACCCAATGCTTTTCAGCACCAATAGAGATAGCATGATCCCAACACCAGTTTCTCGCACGACCAGGACCATCACCATGATTACTAAACGGAGCAACAAGAAGAGTTACCCACTCACGAATATTAAATTCATCAAGTGCTTTTTCATAATTCTCTAAATCTTGTGGCTCAATTGCAATGTAATGAGGCACTGAAATCTTACTCAATGATCTTGATGTGATCATTGATTCATGACGACCTTTAGAGATAATGTAAACTGGTTGTTCAGGATTAGTCATTGAACAAATTTCCTCAAAGTATTATCAAAATATTTGTATGCTTTGCTCCATTTTATTATACTCTTACCTTGATTTCGATATCCACCTTCTTGTCGTGTGTTACTACCAGCTTGATATACTATATTATATATACCAGGAAACATTCTTGCAAGTGTTTTATGATCTTTTTCAGTCTGTTCTATTCGTTGACTATCCCAAAGAACAGATCCGAAAGTTTTACTAGCAACACTCTGATTTGCTATAACATATTCATTTGAAACTCTATTGCCAAAACCGTTTGCTAATAATGATAATAGAAAGCAAACATCTTCGCCCATTCGTACTGAAGTTAAATCAAGTGTAGGCAACAAATCTTTAAAGTCAGGTCCGTTTATCCAATACGTTGAAGTCAGCGAAGAGTTATTAGCATAAAGTTTCGGGAAAGGAGGATTTTGTAATTGAGCACATCCGCAAACTGTCACTTCTGGCTCATCTAACCACTCATCAAATAATCTAAACATGTCTTCGACTTCAGAATGAGAAGCTACTTTTCTCGATTTTTCCATATTAGAATTTTTACCAAAATACTTTGCATTTCTCTTATAGAAAGTAATATCATCATCTAGTACAGAATACTTCATGTCTTTACCAGATTCATAGATAAGTTTTCGAGTTTTAGGAAGACAATAATAGTCTGAATAATGATACTCAGAAGTATCTGGTAATACTAAGTACTCACAATCATACTCGTATTCTGGTCTTTCCCATGCTTGTACGACCATAACAACTCGTTCTCTCAATGATGGAGAAAGATTCTCATACGTGATTTGATTCTTAACTCTTTTTACGGTAGGTATAAAGATTTTCTCAATCATCTTCAATCCAACGTAACAGAGAATTAGCAGTTCTATCTAACTTTGGATGCCAGATTGCTGGATTGTTTTTAGATTTAGAAGAAGGAAACTGTCCAATCATTTCACAGAATTCGTTATAATCTTCTTCGTTTCGAAAATGAACATATATTGTTTTAAATTTAGAATCTGTATTATTTTCATTTTTAAATTCAGGCATACCTTCCCAATGTTTTTTCCAATGATTTGGATGAGAAGATTCTACATCTGGAATTTCGCCTAATATAGTTTCAAGTGTACCATCTTTAGGAGCATTATCTGCTTCTGTCATTTCTTTCATAAAGTTATCGTATTTACCACTTTCTTCAACACTCATTATTCATTCTCCGCAATAATTAATTTTTGCAATCGCATAACATCAATGGCAACATCGTGAATAGAATTATGCGCTTCAAACTTTTCTTGCCATTCTTCTAAAATGAAACTGGTCATCTTAGGAGCAAAATTAAATTTAGCATCAATATATGTTCGAGTGTCTCTTACGTTCCAATGTTTCAATCGATTTGATAACTCGTCCATTCTATTCACGTCAGTTGCCATTCTATATAGGATAATTGGATCAAATGTATTTGACCTTGACCACCAATATTGTGCATTTGGATTAGAATACAAGAGTTTCATTACATTGTCAATGAATTCTTCAACAGAAATATCATGCTTACTAGGCTTGACAATTTCGTTTATTAGTTTTGGATCTTGACTTTTCCACCACGCAAGAGTATTTGGATCAATCTTGTATCCAAAATCTTCTACTTGAGAGGCAACTTTTAGTTTGTCTTTGACAATGACAGATTCTACCAACTCTTCAAATGTATAAGGGTCAGTGAGAAATCTGTCAGCATCAAATATACCATACGCACATTCGAGAACTGGGAATCCTTTAAGTAAGTCGATTCCCAGTGTCTCAAAGTCAAAGATGAAATGTTGGTTGTTCATGCTACTTCTTTATATTTTTGAGGTGTATAGTCACCAGATTCTCTTGATTTACTGTCGTGCTGTGGTTTACAAGTTGATCTAAGATTATCTGGGGAATTATTTTTATGATTACCATCAAGATGGTCAATATCATTAGTTAACCAAATTTTTGGACGCTGCCAGCCCTGCATCAAATAACCGATTTCACACGCAGGAACAACTCCAAAATCATCATGATGAACTTTCTTACACACTTCACATTCACGATGATCTTTATACTCATCAGTTCCTTCTTGAGACCAAGGAGTTTTACTTTTAATGAAATTCGAGTATTCATTGACGATTTCATCATCAGATACATTGATATCTTCTAAAAATTCTTCCAAAGTACCAGCAGATTTTACATCAACATATACAGCATAATTCATAGTTGGTGAAGATGGAACATGTATTTCTGTGTAATTTGTAAGCAATATCCATCGGAGATATAAACTATAAGCGTTATAGTCTTCTTTCTTGACACTCTGTAGGAAATCTTTTAATTGCTCACGATTCCAAACACCAGGCAATTGATTATTTACACGTTGAACACGTCCTTTCATTTGTCCAGCTCTAAGAATTGAAGGAGCATGTAGTTCACGCTCTCTCGACTTTTGCTCAAGTTCTCTGGCAGACATTACAAATTTAAATCTTGGTTCGTCATAACCATCGATTAATTTATTCTTAACTACAACAGCATCAATTTTTCCACTATCAATTATGTTCTGAAATTTTAAATGTGACATATCTTTTCCAGATAATGTTTTACATATATCCGCTGTATATAATAACACACGATCTTTATCATAAGATAGTTCATCACATACTTCTTCAATTACTTGTGTTGCATGATTCCAAAGAAGAAGCGTTTTACCTTGAGCAGTATCATCTTCATCTTCATGACCAGCAAATATCAAAGACATAGATTTATATGGCTGATCTTTTAAGGAAAGTTTATGGTCTATCATTTCTGAACGAGTCTGCGAAAGTTTCACATTCAATTTTTGTTGCGCTGTAAACATATTCTTTACTTCTTGTTTAAAGACTTCAGAAGATGCAACTCCGTTCTGACGTAAGTCATAGAAATACTTATTACCGATATAAGATTTGGTAACACGAGTCTCTTTAATTGTGTGTATAGTTTCATATATATCTGAAGACGCATAATTACCAACAGAAATTTTGTCTAAATCAGTAAACTCTGTAGAGTCTTTAATAAATCCAACGAGTGAGTTATCCCAAATATATGGAACGCCATTAGATTTCATATCTTCTTTTAAGAAGTTTACGTTTCTAAACAATTTAGTTTGTTCTTCAGTTGGAGTTCCAGTCAATCCAATTGATCTAACTACATCTTGACCAAGATCAAGACATTTAGTTAACACTTGCATGTT